AGTGACTGGAGTTCAGACGTGTGCTCTTCCGATCTAAAAGGAGGGGAGGGGTCCCTGGAGCTAGTCTTTTTCCACGGCTGCTCTGTTGTGTATTTCGTTCTTGTTCTCTGCCCTGTGTTTTTTATTATCGTTCCTGCCCTGCCGTTGTATATCTCCTTTGTTGTCTTCTATTTTACCTACTTTGGTTTCATTGTCAATCCGGCGTGTCGTTTTGTGTTATATTTTAAGTGCGTATTTTGTGTTTTTGCTAAAAACGTTTTACTTTGTCGATAATCTAAGCGCGTAGTTTTCTCATTGTTTTTTGCGTCTCTCGGTGTGTTGTTTTTGGTGTGTGGTATGATGAAAGTATCAACCACGAGGGAGGTAAATAAAAAAATGATTACGTTCAGGGCTATTGTTATTGAAGTTGAAGAAGATAACTCATATGAAGTTCATATTGAAAACGTAATTTCTACCACCGTTAGCAATAACGGCGAAATTGAGAATAGTGTTGTTTCGTTCGAGTCGGCACTATCTACATGCGTTGAACTTACATTGAGTGATGATTACGAGATTCAATATGTTAGTAAATGTCGTATTGATGGCCGTAGGTGCCGTAGGTATGTTGTTGCGATTGACAACGGCGATTGACATATAAGTAAAGCCCCGCGACATGCGGGGCTTTACTTATGTCATATTGAGTTTATTTGTTTTTTTAGTGTTGTAATTTCTTTTGTCAGCGCGTCAAGTTGCTTTTGCTGTGCTTCGATTGTTTTGGCGAGCTGTTTTATCATTCCGGGTATTTCAAAGCATAGAGTGTTGTAAACGTTCCCTCCGGGCGCGGTGTTTTTGAAGTTGTATTGCATGATGCTGTCACGAATTCGTGTCGGCAGTTCGTAGGTGAGTAGATTGTACATGTTGCCGCCCGGTGTGGCATTTTTCCCGTCTGGGCGGTATGCCCAGTTCCAAACTTCATCCCCTGCGTTGGCCATTGTTGTGCCTCCTATTATCTTGTTGGCTTTGTCGATTACTTGTTGGTATGGTAGTCCGTTTGGTGCTAGGTCTGGACACGTGGTGTGGTCGGTGCCGCTGATTTCTCGGTGTAACCACACGTTGCCGCGTGTGCCGTCGTGCCATAGCATACCTAGTCCGTAACGTTGTGATATGTCGGCGCAGAGTCGTGCGCTTGCGTCGACACATGCTTGCGTGCATCGAGCTTGTGGGATACCACCCTCATGCTCGATGCTGATAGTTGACATGTTTGAATTGTAATTAGCGTCCGACCACGGGCCGTTAGCTTCGTCTACATATTGATGTATTTCGCCGTTGGCTCCGATACCGTAGTGCGCACTGGCCTGACTGGATGACCGCGAAAATACATTGTCGGTGCCGGTTAAGAAACCGGCCATGATGTGCAAGGTGATGTGTGTCACCTTATATCCAGCCCGTCCGCTGTAGTGGTTTGGTGAGCCAACCCATATAATGTTGTCCATAGGTTTTTCTATTCTTTCTTGTGTTCTGAGGTGCTGAAAATGTCAAGAATGTTTGAGTTTGATAATTCTGGGTTGATTTTCACGCAATTTTCCATGATTGAGGTGATTTCAATCAAGCAAATACCCCCGCATACTGGAATGAATGCAGGAAGGTCAACGCCTAGATTGATGTAATCCGAACCGTATTCAACGATAAGCGCCACGCAAATTATGGCAAGGTATGCGAATTTATGTCCAAGTCCTTGCCGCATTTTCTCACTAGATAATTCGTTGTGCATAATTGCGTTGACTACGCCTGTCGCGTAATCAATAAGCACTAATAGAAATACGATGCCGATAACGATTAATTCATGGATTGACATATATATGCCTCACTTCTTTATGCCTGATTGTTGCAACAAGCCGCCAAGAATCATACTGAACTCCGCTTTAATTTGCGGGGTTTCGAACCGTAATCTACCGACGCGGTAGGCGTTCAATATTTTTTGCGTCATGTCGTCGGAGCGTTTGAGCATTATGCAATCATTGTCTACAAGTCGATAATCAAGTGTAAAATTGCGGGTGATTTTCGGCTGTTTTTTTGTGATTATATATAGCACTTCGTCAGTGTCACTTAGTTGCTGATAGACGTTGAAAATACCGTATTCGGTGGTTTTTAATGTGAATGCATAACCGGCGTTGTTAAAATCACTAATGAGAGAATTGGCGTTGTCTCTAAAATCGTTGTTGATTGCATAATTTGCATAATTTTCGTCATATCTGCGTAAAAACTGTCCGAATTTGGATGCGGCAACCTTGGCACTAAACCCGCCGTAATCAGCTAATTCCACCATAATAAACCCGTCACAATATCGCTGATATTGCGTGCAATTATCCAGCTGCGGTTTTAGGTTGATGTTGAACGCGCTGAAATACGGGTTAGCCAACGTTACGGCGTTGCTGCACATGATAACGCGAACTCTATCGTTCCAGCGGTCTACCGTGTTGTAAAATTCCTCAAGCGCCGTGACCTCTCCGCCGAGATAGCGCATATTATCGGGGAATATTTCGTCGAAGATAATTGTCCGCACTTTGGGGTATGCGACTGATTTCACTTGTCCGGCTTGTGATAGGGCGATAAAATAGCCCATGACGTGCCATGTCGGGCGTTTCTTGCCGTGTTTGTCGGCGGTGGCGTCCCTATCATCCAGCCAATGACATTCGGCCTGATTCCCCGACACTCTAAACTCTAATTCTGGATATTGTTCTGCGATGTCCGCGAACCACGTGCCTTTATTCTTCTGTTCCTCGGCGGTTCGGCGGAGGTAGATGAATTGCCAGCGTTTTTTAATCCAGTCGCCGATGACCAATTTTTTAGCACCATACGTTTTACCGAGGCCGCGCGCGCCGATTACAAACATCCAAGGCGCGTGATAGGACAGCACGCGCCCATAATCGTAATAATCACCCTCGCCTAACAGCCTTTCCATAATATTCATCATATCATATGGCAACGATAAACCGGTAGATATTTACCAATCTATCGTTGTATTAGTTGGTGATGTACCGGCGTATCTCCCACCGACTCGCCAGATTCATTTCACCCGACGCGGCGAACAGATTCGGCCCGTTTCCCGGTCCACCGTGTGATAATGTCTCATCCTTGCCGTCCGCCGTAAACATTTCCACATGGTCCCACGCCTGCGTATAGGCACCCCAGTCCAGCAGCAATAGGTCGGCGGCGTGAGCCTTGGCGATAGCATCCGACACCGATGTGTCGGAGCTGCCGCAGACGCGGGTGCCCTTGCTTGCCATCTGGCCTGTCCATGTGCCCACGTCGATGCCCAGCACGTCCTGATATGCGCGCCAGCATACACTGGAGCAATCGCCGTACCCGCTTGAATCGGGGTCTAATCGTCCCGCGCCCTGCGAATAAGCGTATTTGCCGATACGTGACCGCAACCATTCCACGACGCGTGCCGCGTCCTCGCTGCTACTGCCTGAGCTTGAGCCGCCGCCTGTCTGTCCACCTCCCGGCTGGGTAGATTCGGTAGTCTTGTACATCCATGTCTGTGCGGAGCTTTTCACAAAAATGGCCATACTGTCGCCGCTATGGTAAATCAGGTTGTCACCCTGCAATTGTATCCACGCGGTGCTGCTGGGCTTTCCGTCGATGCCGGGTCGGTCTCCGCCCGGCGTATCCGACGGTTCGGAGGTCTGGCCGAAGTCGGGCGGCGCGCTCGTGCCGTCCCATGCTTTCAGTAGGTTGTACGCGGTGGTGTACCGATTGCGGTACTGGCCTAATACGCCATCCGCTAAGATGGTGGTGTAAATCAATTCCAGCGTGGCCGTAGCGGAGCATGATGCAAGTACGCGCTGCGCCTGCGCCGGGCTTTGGTGGTAGGCGCAAGCCCACATGATACGCTCTCTTACGTTCCCTGACGGGAAACCATACCCGTCCATAGTGGACTGGTAACTATTCCAATCCGCCTCCCATTGCGCCTCCTGAAACGCATGGTTTTCGTCGCGTTGCGCCCACGTCTTCCATGCGTTGCCCTCTGCCGTTGATAGGTATCGTGTTGACCAGTTGATATTATTCGCCTGCACCTGCTGGGCTAGAGTCGGTACTGCCGTGGCAAACGTACCCCAGCCGTCCGGGTCGGCGGTGCGCCCGCGCTCCAATAGATTGCGCGCGCGCGTCCCATACCATTGCATCATGCCAATGGTGATGGCGTCAACGTAATTGCACGCGCCCCAATTGCAATTACTTTCGACGGTGCCAATAACGTACATGGCGTAGTAAGCAGTATTGTTCATACATAATAGTATACCCCACGGCTTGAAGCCGTGGGGTATAGGTTATGTTTCACGTGAAACGTTTACCACGGGTAGCACACGAAACAGCCATTGTTACCACCAGCGGTATTACCGAAGTAGCTAATTCTGGGTGCGCCGTCTGACAAGTTCGTGTCAGTTAACAGCCAGCCGCTTATGGCGGAACCGGAGTTGGTAAGGCCCGCGCCCCACGCCCTGAGGATGTTGGGAGAGGAACCATTCGCAGACCTAGCCCACTTCGGGAACGTAATACCGGCCTTCAGTTCCGCGTTGGTAGATGGGTCTTCTCCCCAAAGTGTAGCGAAAATCATGCCACCAGATGCCACGATATTGGAGTATACGTTACCACTTGGGGCCGCTAGAGTAGCTGCTTCATAGCGTCCGGTATAAGTGCCTCGAACGGCGGAGGCCATATAGGACGCGATAACCTTCGACCCGTTGGCGTTGGGGTGAATGTCGCCGCTGGGGAAATTGGAGTCGTTGCCAATATTCCACGTCCAAGCCCAGTCAACGTTTTCCACGCCGTTTTTTGCAGCCGCTTCCGCGATACCCGCAGCTTTCTGTCGGCCGTACATATCCATGCCGACGTTGTGCCAGAGCATAGGTACGGAGATGATACGAGCCTTGGGGAATTTGGCGCGCGCATTGGAGAATGTCGCGTCTGCATACGATTTCATCTGCGGTGTGGTGCCGATATCGTTTCGACCGCCTCCGATAATGATAATCGCCACATTGTCATTATCGATGGCCGACGAACTGTAAGCGTTGTTAATTTGGTCGGTGAACGTATTGCCTGACACATTGAATCCAGCTCCAGTGACCGAGTAGTTTTTTACTCGATAATCGTTGCCGATGATGTTTCTCAACTGCGTGGGCCATTTGGTTGCGTCCGTGCCGTCCGGGTCGGCGGTGCTGGACGAATTGGCGTAGCTGTCTCCGATACAGAGGCAGATAGGCAGCTGGTCTTCCGGCGTCGCTTCCAGCGCTTGAATACGCTGGTTCAACTGCTGCGCGGTGCCGGAATATCCGCCCTGCTTGGTAAACGTCGTATCGGCCTGACCCTTGGTGTACACGTCGGAGGTGTTCGCCTTGGTATTAACCGTGCTGGACAATGAAGATACCGTGCTCTTAAGCGAGGTCAGTTCGGTATTTTCCGCCTTGCCGTTGATGGTATTCATAAGCTGCTGCGCGGTTGATTCCGACGTGACGCCGAGCTTACCGAAATAGCCGTCCAAGTCGGCAATATCGTTCTTATTGGCCTGCGCGAGGCTTGTGGCGTTGTCAGCCGCCGTCTTAGCCTCGCCCGCCGCCGTGGTTGCGTTGTTCGCCGCTGCCGTCGCCGTGGTGATGTTGGTGGCGTTGGTGTACATCTGATTGTCAATTTTCGTCATCGCGTTCGTAAAATCGCCGCGCCATGACGGGCGGTCGTTTGGATTGTCGCCAAATGTCGGCAGATTGTAGTGTCCGGTATGCTGTGTGGTAGACATTGTTATTTTCCTTTTTCTAGGCTTCGGCATTGCCAACACGGACGATGCCGCTCGCGTCCTTGTACATCGAGTCAAGTTCGGTCGCCGTCAATCCGAGCGTGCCGGGCTGCGAGGCGGTTTTATCGACCTTGCCCGCAAGCCCTGAGGTGAGGGCGGAGGTGGTGGCGAATCCGCTCACGTCCGGGATGTCGGTTTTCTTGGCGATGGTGCTCGCCACGCCCAGCGGGGAGCCGGACGTACCGTTACCGGTAAGGTCGGCGGTATGGTTTACCGAAGTGAGGCCACCGGCGGCTGCTGACGCGATGTCGTCCGCGTTCTGCTTCAGCTGCGTATCGATTTTCGACATGTCGCTGTTGTAATCTCCGAGCCACGTGGGTCGGTCGGAGCCGATGAACTGGCTGAGTTCGTAATTTGCTGTCTTGTTGGATGCGGTCATGGTAGTTATCCTTTCTTATCGAAATTGTCTGCGGTTGGATTGCGCCCGACATATCGTGCATCGGCTTCCGATTGCGTGATAAACGACATGTCGGCGGGTGGATTCTCGGGTATGCTCTTGCCGTAGGGGAATTGAGAGCGTCCGGGGAAGTCGCCGGGGATACAATTATCGACGGCGGTTGCCTTCAAGTCGTATTCGCGGGCATTAATGGTAAGCCCATCGTATTCTTGGGCGGTGAGCTGCATATTATCGTAGTCGCCCCAGAAAAGCCCATGATTGCGGGAATTGTCATACATGCCGCCCAACACTTCCCCGAGCGGTTGCGTAATCCCGTAGACCGGCGATGTCGCCGCACCCTGCTGCTCCATCTCATGAATCAGCGAGAGCAATTCTGCACGCAACGCAGCCATGTCCTGATTAATCTGCGCCACGGAGTCCGCAAGGGCCTTGTCTGTAGACGCTGCGAGGTCGGCCATAGCTTCTTCGACCTTGCTTAGTTCGCGTTGGATGATATCGAGATTATGGCGCAGACATTCAATCAACTGCAAAGTCGTCAACCCGTCACGATAAGTGAACGGAACAGATGTAGGCACCCCGTTGAATAAGCGTTGCTGTGGAACCGGTGCATTAATGGCACTCATAATTACTCCCATTCTTCATAGTTATGGCAGTCAGTGAATATTGTATCATACGAACCCCATACCTGCATGAAACACGGTTCAAGGCTCCGCACGACTTCCATGTCTACGTTGATAATCGCCTGACGGTACTCCTGAATCAGACTCATGGCGCTCTGACTGCGCCCGTTCACGTGGCTCTTGCCCTTGGCATTGCTTGAATCGTGTTGGTAGTCGGTGGCGCTTTGCGCAGTGGTATGACTGGCTGAATCCTGCGAACTGGATGCGGTGCCGGAGCTGTCCGCCTGTGATTCGTTCGCGTGGGAGGCGTAGCGTGCGAAGTCGCCAACAACGCCGGTCTGAGGCACGTCGCTGTCGAAGCTTCTGGACGTGGTGGCGCTGGAATTATCCGACTTGCTGTTGCTGGAGCTGGTTGAGTCCTGCGTGCTGGACGCTTTGCCGGACGACTGGGACTCGCTGCCGCTCTCGCTGTCCGTGGTCATGTCCATAGAATCCAACGGATTATATTCCATGTCCAGTGTCCGGTAGCGCTCATTAAAATAGGGCATGATTTCCGCCATCGTCACACCTAAGTAAAAAATGAACTGTTGGGCGGTTTCCTGACCAATCTCCCTGAGCGCGTAATGGCGAACGATTTTCTCGTTCAACTCCGCGCGGTGAGATTCGTTGTAAATCGGATAATAGTCGGCGCTAAGATGTAGCTTGTCGTCGTCATCATATCCGAATGCAATAAGATTACCAAGCGTTTCGGTGTACTCTCCGGGGGTTTCCATCGCGTAGGCGCTAAAATCCTGTGTCACAATACACCTCCGATACCCGCGTCATATGATGCCGGCATGTCAATGTCCGTCGTGCCCGAAGCGCTAGAGTCAAGCGCGTTGGGCACGCCGGAGCTTTGCGCGTCCGCATATTCCACCCAGACATTAAGCTGCGGCCACAATCGGTTAATCTCGGTCGCCGCCGTCTGCCGCGCCTTAAGGAAGCTCAACCGGAACACGTCTACTTTCTCGTTGGCCTGCGCCACTTCGTCGGATATCAGCCGTTCCTTTTTTTCCGTGCCGGACGACTGAATGCCGAGATACCCCAGCACTTCGTTAGTCACCTGTGCTTTTTGCTGGATGAACTTGTCCAGCAAATAAGGCGTAGTGTTCGGCCACGGCTGGAACATGCTGCCGGGGTCAAGCGAATCGTATCCGATGATATAATCCTGACCGTCCTGCCGCTGTTGAAGCATGTTCTGCACGGTGAGTTTGGTGCGGGGGTCGGCTGTGATTATGGTTGGCAGTTTCAGGCTCTCCAAGTTCACGTCATACGCCTTGTCGATATCGGCAAGGCGTCGCGCGTACTGCCATAATGTCGGCTTGAATCCGACGCGCATTCTATTGTCCCAAATTGGAATGCATTCCGAACCGGCCTTGAGCTGCCTATAATGGTAGTTGACGCCTACCGGTTCGAAGCATGTCGGATTGTTGTACACATTCAACCTGCCTTGATAACCAGCCTGCGTTGCAAGGAACCTGCCGATACGCTTGTCCTCGAAAAACAGCGCACACCCGTATTCGCACAGACATATTTCCAGCCAACGTTCGTCTACGGTGGGTGGTAATCCGCGCCAACTGAAACGGTTCAGTGCGAGTTCCATTAGCAAGTGAAGATACATGTCATCAAGCGTGGCTGCGCGTGCTTTTGCGTAATTGCCGCGCGGGTGCGACGCGCCGCCAACTCGATTCTTTTTAGACCTACTCATATCGCCATTATATCACTCATAGCCAATACCCGGCAGTGGCTCATTGTCCGCCCAGTCGGTCACGCCGATGTATTCAGGCTTGTTCCAGACCGTCACGCCACGTTCAAACATGCCCTTGATGGTCAGTCGGTATTCTTCCGGCAACGTGCCCCGCACATACGCTTCCTGCATCTGCCAGAACGTGAATTTGTCCATGCATTCCAGCGAAGTGGGTGGCGTTACGAATCGTTGGACAAAATATCCATAGCGTAGCATGTATTCACCTGCCGCCCTCAACGCGCTCGGTGCACACGTTTTGAACCGCACCAACACGCCCATAATGCCGTTCGACAAATTGAACATGTCACCGCCGAGCGCTCCTGAAGTGGTTGGCGGAGTCAGTTGCATCTGCTGCACTTGGGCGTTGATTCCGGCGATGGCGTTCTGGTAGTCGCCTTGCGCCGCGTACGAGGCCAGTCCGTAATTCGCTTGCGAGGTAAGGGCGTTGAGCTGGTTGCTCAGTCCGGTCGCGCCGCTCGCGTAGGCGTTGGCCTGCGATGCGGCCGCTGCATTGGTGGCAAGCTGATTGGCCGTACTCGCCGCCGCCGTGGAATTGGAGACAGCAGCCGACGAATTAATGCCGTAATTGGCGATATCCGTTCGCGCGGAGCCGAGGAACGCGCCGCCAACCGCGTTCACCGCACCTAACGGACTATGTGACGCGATGGCGTTCAGTCCACCGCCAATAATACCGGCCATACCATTGAGATTATTGCTCTTGATGTTCTGCTCTACTTGGAGATTAGCCATCTGACTGGTTTGATTCTGCCCGATGGCAAGAGACTGGTTCAGCGAGTTTGCCGTGATGGCATTGGTTGCCGTCCTGTTCTCATTTGCCCAATTGGTTTGCCGTGTGGCGTATTCACGCTGCAATGCAGCATTGGAGTTGGCCACGTTTGCCGAGGTCAAAGCCTTCTGCCTAGTCCATTGGGCCGATTCCTGCGCGTAGGCGCGGGTGTACGCGCTGTTTGCCATCGCCAACGCGCCGCCATTGTTGACCACGGAAAAGTGGGGTAGATTGGTGATGCCAAAACTTGCATTGAGCATTTCGCCGCCGTCTATCGGGAGTCCCATATCCTTGCCGTTGATGCGCAGCGGCACGGTAGTGCCAGCTCCTGCCTCATTGTATCCGGGGACATAGAAGTTAATCCTTGCGCCGGACGGCGCGTAAGTGTAGGTTTCGCGGATAGTGAGCATGTCGGATTGGATGTCTTCAGGTCGATAGGTGATAACCGTGCCGTTCAAACAGCTGCATTCAATAACGCAAAACGGGTAGCAATAGAGTTTGCGTAGGTTCCGATAGCGGGCGGGGATGTTGAATTTACGACGAAAGTTCGGAATAGCCATAACGTCTTCATAGCGTAAGTCCGAATCGAGAGACGAATTGAAAGCATAAATGCTGCCATATTCCTCAGACACCGGCTGCCCATAGATTTTCGTGACTTTAACACCGTATCGGTCTATGTAATCCCGTGGGATTTTTGGCACCATGTACACGGCGCAAATGCCTTGCGTTACCCAAGGGAACAGCGTGCCAAGAGCCATTATGTTGGCGACGTACGCCATCCTGTTCTCGCAATAGTAGACGGAACAGCCGTCCGTCTCCTGCTCGAAGATTGCCCCGGTTGCGGTAGTCAATTTTGGGGCAGAAGTGTTGCCGGGGTCGTCAGAGAGATTCGTGGTGCTGACCACAATCAGGCCGTAATCAACCCAATCAACACTGCCACCGTCTATATCATAATGTTGGCCCTCAATGATGCTCTGGTATTCCTGTGACGTCGTGACCATCTCGCTTCCGGTATCCAGCCCTTCAGGCAAAGCGAGATATGTGCGCCCGTAATCATCCCATTGGTGTTCGTTGGCGACGCCGATATGGCCGCGCATCACATAGCAGCTGCCGAATGTGACGTCATGCTGGAAACTTTGCCATACGTCCAGCATCAAGACTAGTTGCGTGCAATGGGCGTTGACGTATTCAACGCGCTGGATAAAGTAATACCATGCGCGTGGCCCCTCCAGACCGGGGTAGTCATTGTAGGCCACTAGATAATTCCAGTTCGACGCCTCGTTAAACGGCAGTTCGACGCGGACTGGCGCGTTGAAAATATGCATGGTGGCCGGACGGCATTCCACGCCGTCCAGTTTGTCAAACCATTCTTGCTGTGTTTCACGTGAAACAAAGCGCACAATATCGCGGTATGAAGCATCCCACGGTACGCGGCAGAGTTTCAGTGTGGTGTTGGGTGTCCACTCCGCCCACGAAAAATTAGATTCCACATAAGGGTTCGCGTCGTCAATCATTGTTATCCTCCGGTATGACAAAGGCCCGGAGCAATCACGTGGATTGTTCCGGGCCTTGTCCTGCATCACACCGTGAGAGAGAGTAGCCAACCGGCTACCCTCCCATTATATCACGCGGTCACTGTCACGCTCTTTTTTCCAGACACGCCGAACAGCGTGGCGGTGATGTCAGAGGCGCCCTCCTTGATGCCAGTCACCACGCCCGATTCGGATGCGGTGGCATTCGCCGGAGTGCTGGACGTCCACGCGGCCTGCGCGGTCACATCGGCGGTACGTCCGTCAATCATTGTCGCCACGGCAGTAGCCTGCGCCGGATGTCCTACAGTCACGTTCGGGACTGTCACGGCAATAGACGCGATGATGGACGGGTTGAATCCGATAACACCGTCACCGACCACTGGCACGTCCAGAGCCGCCGACACGGTGCCCGGCACTTCCGGCATCGCCGGGTTCGTGTACAAGGCGGTTGCGGTAATCGGGATGATGGTGTTCGGTTCGTCAAGGCCGACCACAAGCACGCCGGTAGGCGAGATATACGTATAATCGCTCTTCGACTTAGCGGTGTCGCCAATGCGATATTCAACCGCATCCGAACGGAACGTGGCAGTGCCGTCATTAGTAATCGTCGTATCAGCAGTGACCTGCACCGCGCCGCCACGCGCCACGTCGCTCGGAGTTTCCGAGCCACCGCCATACATGGCAAGCTTGAGCTGGAACGTCGGTGCCTGAGCCTGCGTGCCGGTAGGGGCCACCACGTTGGAAGTAGACGCCGCGCCAGTCCAGAACATCACGGCGGGCGCGAAGCCGGACACTGAGATGATGTGCTGGACATGCAGATAATGGTTAACTGAATTGATGTTGACCGGATTGGTCTGCTGAGTCATCTCGTTAATGACCGGAATGTCAATCAGAAACTTGTCAGTGGTCAAGATGGCTTGCACGCCATTCATGCCGAATCTGTCCTGCGGAATGACGATAATCCGGTCGATGGTCGGCTCGGCGTCCGTACGCTGAAATACCGTGGCAAGGCCCTGCACGTCAAGCGCCGACTTGACTTCGGGGGAACAGAACAATACAAGTTCGTCCGGGCGGGCGAAGGTCGGCATGTGACGGGCATTGTACTTGGTGGAAACGAATTTAAGCGTGTCAGCCCATGCGCGAATCTGGCGCAACATGTCGCGGGCGTCCGTCTCCGAACTGCCCATGTTGTTCAGGTCGTTGTCCATATGGACACGCCAATATCCGCCAAGTTTCGCATACTCAACGAATTGATGACACAAGGCCTCGAACAAGTCCACTTCAGCCGCGTTATAACAAGAGGTGAGAATCTGGGAAGTGAGCGAGGCTAGACCGTTTTCGGACGTGAAAGCGCGCTGAAGCGTCTTGTCGTCCGTAGTCGCGGGATACCAGTGGGCGAAGTCCAAACGATGATAGAGCGAATCCACGTCGATTTTCCACTTGCGGAAGTTATCCGCGCCGAGATATTCCGCATTAGGGTCGTAGACCTGCGCAAGCGGCATACCTACGGCGATTTCCTGCCACGTGTCACCATACGCCTGCGATGCGCGCTGAAAAACGCTCAGCGGATTGTTCCAACGCCACGTGTTCACGTAAGTGCCGCCGATACGGTTCACTAACGCCGAATAAAACTCGTTCTTAAGCTGGGTAGACGACATAAGCGTAGCCATCTGCCTATCCATATTCATCTGAGTGGCCGAGGGCATTCGCCTCTGGTACTCTGGCGACGCCTCGTTGCGAATCATGTTAAGAATCTGAGCGTTGTTAAATTCGGTGAGCGGGCGAAGCTGCTGCTTCGGCGTCACCACTGGAGTAGTTGCCATGATAGTTATTCCTTCCTAATTGTCAGTCTTCGTACAAGTCATCGAAAGTGCTGTAGGTGCCGTTGTAGTCGTCGTCGGTCATTTCAGCCGATTCCGGCGTCGCATTGTCATCTGGGCCATCGTTCAGCACGTGGTCGGCGGCGGCGTCGCGCATCGCTTCGACGGTTTTGGACAGTTCCGCCACTGTCGCCTCCAATGCGCTCAACCGGTCGGCCATGTCGGCGTTCTTATCGTCGCCTGCGTCTTCAGGTTCGTTATCGTCCTGCGTTTCAGGCTCTGGGTTCGGCGTATTGTCGTCGGCGGTCACGTCCGATTCGGTATTGGGCGTGGTGTCCGGCTTGTCGTCGTTTTCGGTGTCGTCCATAATCACCTCTTAAGGTAGATGGCACGGCAGCAATCACGCTGCCGTGCCGGATTGCTAGGCTGTGCGGGTTCCCTCGCCGTCAATGGGCGTTGGCTACGCACGTCTACATCCGACCGAATCGCCTTACCGATTGCCTGCCGGTCGGGCCATTGAATCGGCTTGGGACGCACACCCCGCTACCGGTCATTATAGCACAAAAAAACATCCGTCATCATTTACATGGCGTGACCTCGGTAGAAAATCGTTGTAGGGGATAGGCGCTGCCCGATGCACGCCACTCAACCGCATCACCGTACCACCGTCCGTTTCCACACCGCAGTATTTGCGATTACCGAGAATGCGAAGTTTTTCATAGGTATGGTCGTTTTTCCACGCGCCCAGTTTCTTATCGTCCGTTTCGATATCTGCGGGCGCATCTGACCCGTCCAATATCATGCCGTCCGTGTCGGCGTAGAGCACACGACCGGCGTTCGCGTTCATCGCGCTGGACAATATTTGCCGACCGTAGGCGTTGACATATGCCGCAGTCGGTAGCCATGCGAGTGAGTTTGTTAACTCGGGCTTGTCCACAGTAAAATCCACGCCGCCATCACCAGAAGGCTTCGGGTGCAGCATAGGCCGATAAAGCGAGGCCCCGAATTTTCCCACCAACGAGTTCAGTAATAATTTCGCCATCTGACGACGTTCACCGGTTGCGGTTTGTTTCACGTGAAACCATTTATCAACGTAGTTGTAATAGAGTCCATGCGATTTACGGAATTTCCAGCCGCCAACATAATCCCACACATGGACATCATAGTTTTCCACAAGCGTCTGCCAGTCTACATTGGTGACGGGCATGGTGACGACGCCTAGCGTACTATCCAAACGTTCGCCCTCGTACCCCCATACTGGTAGGATGTTTGTGAGCGTCGCCGTTTTCCCTAGCTTCAGGCGCGCATCGAACGTGATAACATCGATATGCAGCGGGTAATCGGCATCATAATGATATTCTCCCTCGTACCATATAGGGGAGCCTACCGGCATAGCAAAGTCGCGCATGATACTCGGATAAAGACTGTTCACATCCCAACTCTTGCAATCCCGGTATTCGCCCGGCCTGCTGTACACTATCGCCCCATAGTATGCGGGGCGTATCCGATGATATTCCGCTTTATCCAATGGCGGGAAATGACGTTTGAATCCGGCATAGTCCCCCCCGATATAATCCCCCATCGCCATAGACGCGATTGTAGTGCCCTTGAGATTCAGGGCGTCGCATTCCTGCGCGATGTTCCACGTGGTTTCCAAGTCATCAGCGCCACCGAATGTTTCACGTGAGACATTCAATCCGTCATCGCGTGTAATGTTGCGCACGTCCAGAAAATCCACGGTGATACCGCCCATGCGCACGCGGAAGCTGTAGAAATGGCCACGAATATTGAAAGTGCCCCAAACTCCATCCTTGGCCGGGTTCGATTGCAAGGGGAGGCGCCTCAACAGCTCGGCCGCTATAGGCTTGATATCCTGCCACCCATGGGCGCACCATACGCGCGTATGGTGGTCAAGCATGGTCAGCCGAATAATGGCGTTCGCCGTAAATGGCGTTATGCCGTCATCCGTCAATAGTGCCGCGCCGTCTGTTGCCGCCGTTCGACGCTCTCGCATGATTCCATCCTTTTTTCAGCGTCTTGCTGCGCTGGTCATCCATTCATCAAGTCGTGTCTCTACATCACCGACGTCCGATTTAGTTTCCCATTTGTGTGTCTTATCATTATACCACGCTGCTTCGCGCACTACGGTGCTGAAATTCGTGTTGTTTATCAGCCATCGTTTTTGACGGTTCGACAAGGCAGCGAATCTTTGAACTACGCTAGAGTCGAACGCTTCGAGCTGTTGCGCGACCTTATCGAAGTCCGAAACACCCTCGTTCTCGGGAATACGCCTAGCTCCCGCGCGTAATGGCGCACGTCCAATAAGTCCGGCGTATTCTAGCACTTCTCGTTCAAGTTTCCTACGGCTCCCCTCTCGCATCATCGCACGTGCATGGCTTATACCACGCTCTGAGCCGAACACGTTCGCACGGCTTCGCATGAGTTCGTCGCGGGCCGAGCCACCGACCGTGTGAGTGCCCAGCACATCGAACGGAGATTCCCCTGCGCGTTCCATTTCACGCATTTCACCAACGGTATAGCGGGCCATACTCAAGGCTTCGAACTGTTGGGCGCGCTTGATTTTCTGCCGTGCCTTAATGCGGCGGCGCTGCTGCTGACGCAATGTTTTCCGACGTTTCGACGGGGCGGCGGCGATTTCCGCATCGCTTATCAGAGGACGCGCGGCCATCTCACGGTCAAGTTTCGTGACATGGACGTCGGGAACAACCTGATACGGCTCGTTATCTCGCGCCCTTAATGCCCGCTGTTGCTCCCCAAATTCCTGCCCGATACGTCGTGCGACCTGCTCAAGTTGCTGGGCACTGAGATTCCCTAAAAACGTTTCGGTGATTTTCTTGGGGAGTCGTCCGGTACTGTAATCTCTGACTGCCCGCTCTCGGCGTACCTGTGCCGACCTGATTGCGGCGTTGCGTTTCAGATTGTCAGCGCGTCGGCGGTTTTTGCGTTTTGCCACGGCTCCCCCTGTAAGTATGAAACACCCCTCGCCGCAAGGATGGAAACGGCGGGGGGTGAGTCTGGCGGCAACATCCCTATAGGGACATTGCCATGATATCATACGGTGCGGACAATAGTGTTACTTGCGCTTGTTTTCCGACACCAGTTCGAGGTCGAAGAACTTGTAGCCACGGCGACTCTTCTTTTCCACCACCTTAAGGGCAAGCGGCTTATCCCACGTGTCCGGCGTACCGAAAATAGCGAACAGATTGCCAAATGCGTGCGCCAGCGTGGGGGAGGCGGCGGCAAAATTGCCCTCCTCCGCATGAATGACGACGCGGGTGGACGAATTGATTTCGCCGGTCTCTTGATTGGCGACTTCGATGGCCTGTGCCAGCACATTGGTGACATGCAACGGCTCGTTGAGGTGTTCATCTACCTTATCGGCGGTCTGCATGGCGTTGTACAGCGCCATCTTGCCGTCCATCGTGGAAGTATCGAAGAAGTGGGATACGGCGTTAGTGCCGTTCGCAGAAAAGTTGTTGCCGTTCATTGTGGTCAGTTCATTGTCAGCCATTAGTGTTGCCTTTCCTTATAGGGATTATTAATTATTTTCCTCGGAGATAATATCATCTTCGACCACGTTGCCGTTAACCGGCCCCGGATAGTCAACAATGGTATCATCCCCAAATTCGCAATTAGCCCAATAAATCGCCTCATCCATGCGCGTTGCCTGCGCATGATATTCGGCGGACATAGGTAGCATGTCCTTGTTGATTTTGCGGGCTTTTTTCATAGCCATGTCAGCCGTACGACACGCGCCATTCACAACTACCTCAGTGTCAATGAGTCCACCGTTCTCACCGCGCGTGATGCCGCGCACAATACTGTAATGCTTAGCTCTCTTAATGTATGCCATATCGTACTGCCTTATCTTATTGTTGCTGCTGTTGCGACATTCTTGCAATGTCTTCATCAGTATACCGCACATCTGTCAGATTGTCAAAACAACGACACGCGATTTTAACGATGGTCTGAGCAAATTCGTTGCCATCCCAGACTTTGCACATTTCATAGCATGTCGCACCTTTGACGTGGCAGACGGCGCACCACGCCACCATAGCCGGGGAATAAATGACGCCGCCCAGCATTTCAATGTCCTGAGTTCGCGCCAACGCGCCGATGCGCGACGTGCGGGGGGACAATGATAGGCAAACATTTGCCGCATGTTCGATGCCATCAGCAAACGCCACCTGCGCACCTTGAGGCTTATAAAAGACCTTGAGCAGAGCTATACTACGACATAATGTTTCCCAATCGCCCTCACCTCGGTTGTATTCCCGCAAGTGCAGATTACGGCGACGACCACGAATTACACGACGCACACGGTCATCATCCAGCACGCCATCATCGAACCAGTTTGTACGTTTTTTCGCTTTTTTATCAAAATTCAAACTCTTCAATTTCATAATTAAAACTCCAATTCCTCATTGCCGGACTCGGCACCATACCACCACATATCAAACCACAAGTCGGTACTCGGGCACCGTTTCGGCGGCGTGAAAGAGTCACCCTTATGCTTCACCCCTGCCCAAAACGCACGCAGACGCCAATACATATCAGCGTCAGGACAATCGCCGCAAGTCCATGAATGAATCCAACAACGAAAGTACATGCTAATCCCTATCTAAGAGTGGCGTGCGGGCAATGTCAACAGCATCAAGCATAAGGTCAACCACTTGACTGCCGTCCCCAGCGTCGTACGCACACAAGGCAGTCGCATTGCAAGGGCCAGCTAAAGTACGGAATCGGACGGCATACCGCAACTCATACAGATGACGGTGAGGACAATACCACAATCCCACATTACCTCCCTCAAACAGCGAAGGAAATATAGCAATCATTATATCAGTATTAGCCATTTCAAAAACCTTTCATTGCGAAAACAAAAACAACAGTCACGCTTACAGCAAGCATGACCAAAAAACAAAAAGCATCACGCCAATCACGCGGCAGTTCACAAAACACCATAGCAGCCGCTGTAAGAAACAACGCTGAAAGTATGCAAACGGCAACAATCATGCCAACCATTATACTAGCACCACCTTAACCATGCCAACCATAGTACTATCCATATCAAACGTGGCATTATCGATATTCACGTCTACGTTCATTCCGACGTACATATGCCTGACATAAGACAGCACCCCGTCTAACGAGGATTTCAGGGACACCGTAAGAAACATACCGCTCGGCTTTACACAATCAGATAGAACTTCAAACACCTGAAACCCATCATTGGTTATAACAAAATACCACATATCAATTTACCTCCCTCGTGGTTGATACTTTCATCATACCACACACCAAAAACAACACACCGAGAGACGCAAAAAACAATGAGAAAACTACGCGCTTAGATTATCGACAAAGTAAAACGTTTTTAGCAAAAACACAAAATACGCACTTAAAATATAACACAAAACGACACGCCGGATTGACAATGAAACCAAAGTAGGTAAAATAGAAGACAACAAAGGAGATATACAACGGCAGGGCAGGAACGATAATAAAAAACACAGGGCAGAGAACAAGAACGAAATACACAACAGAGCAGCCGTGGAAAAAGACTAGCTCCAGGGACCCCTCCCCTCCTTTTAGATCGGAAGAGCACACGTCTGAACTCCAGTCACT